CGACGAGGCGCAGCCGAGCGACAAATACCGCGGCATCTCCTCAACATCGGGCACAACCAGCGAGACGCGCGAATGTGTGCAGTGCGGTAGCACCTTCGCGATACCGAAGTCCTATCCGCAGAAGCGGTTCTGCACGCCGGCATGCGCGGGTAAGGCGAGAGCTGGCAAGTCGATTCCCCGAAAACCGGCATACGACCTCGCGCCAGTTCCTGATTCGGCTGATGACGCTGCATCCGTCGTCGAGAAGCATGAGCCCATCGTTCACGTGGCTGCTCGACAGCCGGAACCGTTGGCGCAACAGCCACCTCTCTTTGTGCTTGCCGATCTGCTAGACCTGTTACCGGCTGATCGTACATGGACGGCGGCGACACGCCAACGGTGGATGCGTGCATTCGTGGCGGCAGTGGATCTCATTGTGGAGGTGGAAGAGTAAGATGCGCGCCATTACCCTGACTCAGCCCTGGGCGACGCTAGTCACCGTTGGAGCCAAACGCATCGAGACGCGCAGCTGGAGCACACGATATCGTGGCGTGCTGGCGATCCATGCCGCCAAGACGATGCCACGTGAAGCGCGTGAGCTGTGCTATGAGGTGCCTTTCCTCGAAGTGTTGAACACGCACAACCTGCGGCCCGGGACGCTCCCGCGCGGTCATGTGATCGCTGTAGCCGAACTCGTTGGCGTGATGCCGACCGAGGTCAACGGTTACATGCCGCCGGCACTGGTCGCCCGCATGACTGCAATGGAACAGGCTTTCGGCCACTACGGGCCCGGACGCATGGCCTGGATCCTGGCGAATGTGCGCAGGCTTAAGACGCCGATCTATGCGCACGGCGCGCTCGGCCTGTGGGAGTGGGCGCCGCCGGCGGATCTTGACGAGCTGCTCGAGCCGGTTGTGCCAGCCGCGAGCTACCAGCAGGCAAGGAGGTAGGCGCGTGAAGAACATGGTCACCGTCGCCGGGTTGTACCTGCGAGCGCGCGAAGAGGTGCGCAGCATTGAGGTCCTCCTCAGTGGCGAAATCCAGTCGCTGAGCGATGAGGAGCGTGCGCTATGGATGCAGATGCTTCACAGTAATCGCGCCCGCCAGGAGCTGCTCGCGGACATACTGGAGATCGACGAGGAGAAACTGAACGCACCGGTGGAATCGCCAGCGCTGCCGCTGGCAAAGGTCGAGATCTTCCCGGCACTTGCGTACGGGCATTACGTCGTCTGCATACCAGCCAACCCGCAAGCCATCGTGCCGCATTACGAACACGCGTTCTTCATCACGGTTGAGCATTTCGAGCAGTTGATCGAAACCGGACAGCGCGTGCTACGCGAAGCGCGTGAGTGCGCCAATCCATCGTCGATCGTGGCTGAGCAAGCCACGGAGTAAAGGAGATCCAGATGACCATCTCGAGTTTTCCGCCGGGTCCTGCTGATCAGGTTGAACAGGAAGGCGAGCGTGTTCTCGCGACAACGGCGCTCGCGGTCGAGAAGATGGAGGGCATTCGTCACGCGCTGGCCGCGCTGTACGTGACCGCTCCAGGTGGATCAGAGATCGAGCACGAAGTCGGAGAGTGCCTCACGGTCGTTCGCAAGAGCTTGACGCGCATGCGCAAGGCGGTGGGCAAGCTCTCGCAAATGGGATTGCCGCTCGAATAGGGCGCACAGATACCGCACAGATATATAGGCGGGAGCGTGGGGGATGTGGTACGCAGGCGCGGCGCGGGAGGCTAGGGTGTCATGAGCCGGAATACAGGATGGTTCCGGTTCTATGACCGGATGATCGATTCACCACAGGTGCTGGAGCTCTCCGATAGCGAGTTCCGGCTGCTGGTCAGTATCTGGTGCCTCGCCAGTGAGCAGGAAGAGCGTGGCACCGTGCCCTTCACTGCCCGTGCCCTGCAGCGACGAGCGCTTCCCGATCGCGGGGTGAGCGACATCGAGGAGATGCTCGCTCACCTGATCGAACTGGATCTGCTCCAGCTGGCTGAACACGGCTATGTCGTACCGCGCTGGGAAATGCATCAGTACGACTATGGCTCCTGGACGCCGGAAGCCCGCCGCGAGCAGAAACGCAAGGAGCGACAAGCCCAGCGTGAGCAGTCGCAAGAATGTCGCAACGATGTCGCAAGCAGTCGCAAGACAGATACAGATGCAGAAGGAGAAACAGAGACAGAGACAGATTTATCCGATGGCAAAGATATCCCTGTAGCAGCCGCCGTTGCGCGCACGCATGCGACGAGCGCGCCAGAGCCAACAGGCGATCACAGCAGCGGCGACGGCGGCGCGAGTACAGCACCCACTCCAATTGCTGCGACGTTCATCCGCCAGGTCGCGGAAGCCGCGCACCTGCAGACGTATGATGCCGCCGCGCTCGGCAACTGCCTGGCGTGTTACCACGCGCGAGATCCAGCACGGATCCGGGCCGAGGCGGGCAAGGCGTTTGAGTATTACGGCGGCAAAGGCCGGCCGGTAACGGTCAGGTTACTGGACAACTGGCTGCGCCGCGAGTTCGATCGCGTAGATCGCGAGGAGCGCAATGGATCAGCGGGATCCGCACCGGCTGCGCAGCTTGGAGGAGCTCCACCCTTCCCGGCCGGTCACGCCAATGGACAAGCGAGCAGCACCAACACCAATCGGCGCGACGTTGGGAGAGGTCGCGCGCAAGCTCGGTCCAGGCCAGAACCAGGAAGCCATGAAGACTGGGCCCAGTACCGAGCGCAACGTGCGCAAGCTGGCGGCAGCCCCAGCTATCGCGTACAAGTGCCCGATGTGTCATGACACGGGCTGGCTGAAGAGGGCGTTCGGGCCGGAGACCAACTGGAAGACGGAGATCGTGCGTTGCGATTGCCAGCGCGAGCAGGATCGCCGGCGCATCTGGGATCGAGCGCGCCGGGCATCCAACCTGACGCCGGAGATGGAGCGGATGACGTTCGCCAGTTTCCGGCGTGAGCGCAACCTGGAGGCGGCTGAGCTGCTCTGGCGATGGGCACAGCAGCCGTCGGGTTGGATCGTCCTGATGGGGCCGCCGGGAACCGGCAAGACCCATCTGCTGGCGGCGCTAGCCAACCGACTCATGACGACGGACAACCGCGCGCTCTACGTCATCGCGCCGGAGTTGCTACGCTTCCTGCGGACGGGAATTGGCACTGGCGACATGGAGCGGCGCTTCGACCAGGCACGCGAGGTTGATGTGTTGCTGCTCGATGACCTGGGAGCGGAGCAGCAGACGGAATGGGCGGAAGAGCAGTTCTACCTGCTCCTGGATCATCGCTACCGCTCGCAAGCGCCGACGGTGATCGCGACGAACCTGAAGCCTCATGATCTGCCGATGCGGATCCGGTCGCGCATGCAGGATCGCGCCTTCTCGCAGGTGATCGTGATGGATGGTGAAGATTACCGGCTGAGTGATGAGCGTGCGAAGCAGGCGAATCTGGGCTGGTGAGCGTCAAGCGTAACGAACATATGCTTAGTGGTACTACCAACTGTCATTGGTGGTACCGGTCAAGACGGGGAAAACGAGATGAGTCCTGAGCCGACGGCCATCACGATTATGCGCGATGAGCCTTCGCTGGAGCTGGTGATCGCGGCGTGGCTCGATAGTAAGAGCAAGCGCAGCAACAGCGTGCGCACGCGTGACACCTACGCCCGTACGATTGCCGACTTCCGCGTCGCGCTGCGGGCGATGGGACTCGATCTCGACAGCGACGCGCGGGCCGTCGCGCTGGCAGCGCAAGCCTGGGCTGGGCGACCGAAGCGTAACGGTCAGCCCGTAGCGCCGGCGACGCTCAATCAGCGCCTGGCGGTGATCTCCAGTCTCTACACATTTGGTCGCCGGCGCGAGCTGCTACGTGGCGAGAATCCGATCGAGCGCATTGAGCGCGGCAGTGTTCAGCCGTATGCCGCGGCTGTGCCGCTCGATCCGGCGACGGTAGTTGAGCGCATGCGCGCGATCGATCGCACGACGCTCATCGGCAAGCGCGATTATGCGCTGCTCTCGATTGGCCTGCAGACCGGACGGCGGGCGACGGAGCTGGCCAACCTGCAGTGGGGTGATATGCGCATCACCGGTGGCCGTGTGGCGCTCACCTTCCGGCGGGCGAAGGGCGGCAAGGTCATGCATGATGACTTGCCTCTCGCGCTCGGGCAAGCGCTGCTCGAATGGCTGCACGGCTATTATGGTCGTGAACTTGGTAGCCTCCACGTGGAGGCTCCGCTCTGGGCGAGTCTCGATCCGCACACACGCGGCCACCGGCTCACGGTGCGCGCCATCTCGAAGCTGTGCTTGCGCCGCATGGGTGTCTCGAAGATCCACACGTTGCGTCACACGTTCGCGCATGCGATGGAGCAGGTGGGCGCATCGGTGAGCGAGATCCAGACGCGCCTCGGTCACAGTAGCCTGCAGACGACGGGACGCTACCTGGCGAGATTGCAGAGTGCGCAGAACCGGCACGGCGATGACCTGGCTGAACTCTTCGGCTTCCAGGAGCCAGCGCCAGGACAGCCACTTCGTCGCCGGCGACGCTGACACGAAAGGCACGAAAGGTGAGATCGATGGGGAAGACGACGAAACAGCAGCCGACGGAGTGCCAGCGGTGCGGACGTCGGCTGCCAGCGCACGCGTGGCGCAAGGTATGTGCGGCGTGCCGCAAGCAGGAGAAGCGGCAGGAGAGGTCATGAGCATCGTCCGGCTCACGCGGCGCAAGACAAGGGGATGCTATTTCGATGATGCCGACGGCTTCGCGTGGTCGTCGTTCCAGTTGATCGGCATGGCTGGCATCTCCTGCGCGTGGTGTGGTGCGATCATTACGAGTGGTTACTGGCGAGGTGACGCCCGACTGCGGAAGGAAGAGCAGATCCGCGTCTGCGCGGTCCATGTGATTCGAGACGATGAGTCCAATGAGTCGAAAAATGAGTCGAAAGTGGAACAGATAATTCACCGGCCAGAGTAAGTATGCTATAGTTGAGTTGTCCGAATCCCGCAGCGGCTGGGTTAGCTCAGGGGCAGAGCAGCCACCGGTTCTGGTCTCCTCACGGTGGATGGTGGATGGTTCGAGTCCGTCACCCGGCATCATGCCTTTTTATAAATAGCATCCGACGGTCGCAGTCGGCATCCCGGCGATCTGCTAGAATGTTCTTGCCTGCGTGTGTGGTTTCACTTCACTCAATCAGCGACAAAAGGTACCTTTTCTGCAGGCTCACTACCCGGCAAGCGATCTGGCATGGACTCGCTTGCCGGGTTTTCTTGTACCTTGAGTAATAGCCTTCTAGGTATTATGGTCTAGTCCTAGTAACCGTCCAGCTATGGTAATCTGAGAGTAATGGTTGAGTGGAACGTGTGTTCAGCCAGGTGAGCGGGCGGTTGCGGCATGTATGTTCAGATGCGAGCGCGGCGGTGGTGCGCAGGCGGCGTGAGGATGGGCAGCCAGGGACGGCGGCAACGATCCAGACAATCGAGTGGTCCTCGTTTTGACGAGGACGCAATTATCCTGTCCGGGGATCAGCTCCGGGCGATGCGACGGCGCGTGGGACTCTCACAGGCAGAGCTTGCGCGCCGTCTGTCGTTTTCGCAGCAGACCATCTCGAGCTGGGAATGCGGACGGCGCCGGATCCTCCCGGTCCTGTCGGCTCAGCTGCTCGATGTGCTGCAGATAGCGCGTGCACAGCACGATGAGTTGCGTGCACGCGTGGTGAAAGAGGGGTATTAGCGACGTAAAGCAGACGTGAAATAATCTATCGTCAACGGCTCCGGTCCACTATGCTGAGATTGGTATGGGTGGCTGGAGCCGTTTCGCCTGTGTGGGTGGCAACGCATCGTGGGATGCAGGGATGCAACCGGGGCGCAGGAAGCGCGGGGGCGAGCGGTGGCAGCTCATAGTGGTGGATGTGGTGCGGTCGCTGGGTTGGGTGCCGCCGCCGTCTTCGTGTTCCACTCCGTGATCGTCATGATCTTCAGTATCTCCAGTCTGCAGGGAGGCACGTTGTGTGGCACGTCCCTCGAAACTGACACCTGAGGTGCAAGACCGCATCGTCCATGCCATTCAGATGGGCGCGACGTATGAACTCGCCGCTGCGGCAGGCGGGATCTCCTACGAAACACTCAACACCTGGCAAAAGACCAAACCAAAGTTTTCTGAGGCCATTAAAGCGGCAGAAGCCGCCGCTGTCGACCGCTGGCTGACGCAGATCGAGCAGGCGGCAGAGCAGGGTACCTGGCAAGCGGCAGCATGGAAACTGGAGCGACGTTATCCGCAGCAGTACGGCCGAACTGTACAGGAGCACAGTGGCAGCGCTGAGATTCGCGTGACGTTCATCAACAACTGGAAGGGCGGCAGCGATGGCGACGGTCACTAGAGCGCGCACGATTACGCTGCCGATGCCGCATCACGGGCAACAGGTCGTGCTCAGCGAGCTCCAGCGGTTCAATTGGCTCTGCGCGGGCCGGCGCTGGCGCAAGACGACGCTCTTCATGGCGCATATGGTGGAGCAGGCGCTCATCCATCCGGGCCGGGAGTTTATCTGGGCGGCACCGACCTACAAACAGATTCGTGTCGGCTGGGATGAGATGCGCCGAGCATGCGGCGATGTCGTGGAGTTTAACAGTTCGCGCATGGAGGCCATTTTCCCGACCGGCTCGCTGATCCACTTCATCAGCATGACTGACTACGACTCCAAGCGCGGCCTCACCTCGTTCGGCACGGTCATCGATGAGGCATCCGAGATCCCGGCGGCCTCGTTCTACGAGGTGCTGCGGCCGATGTTGATGGGCACCGACGGCTGGCTGCTGGCTGGTGGCACGCCCAAGGGTCGCAACTGGTTCTGGGAAGAGTGGGTCAAGGCGGAGGCGCGGCCTGGCCACGCGCGCTGGCAGATCCCGACAGTGGGCGCGCGCATTGAGGATGGCCAGTTGCTGCGCCAGCCGCATCCGCTGGAGAATCCCCAACTCGCGTTCATCGAGATCGAGGAGTTGTTTGAGCAGCTGGGCGAACGGCGCTTCCGCCAGGAGATCCTGGCGGAGTTTCTCGATGACGCCGGCGGCGTCTTTCAGGGCGTGCGCAGCAACGTTCGCGGCGCAGCACAGGCCACTCCGACGCCGGCGCGCGAGTATGTCATAGGTGTCGACCTGGCAAAATACCAGGACTACACCGTGCTAGTGGTGATGGATCGCGTCGAGCGGCGCGTGGTGGATTTCCACCGCTTCAATCAGGCCGACTGGAACCTGCAGAAGGCACGCATCATCACGATTGGCCAGCACTGGAACAATGCCACCTTGTGGATCGATTCGACCGGACTGGGCGATCCGATCTGCGATGACCTGCAGCTCGCCGGCATGCGTGTCATGCCCTATCAGCTGACCCATGCGTCCAAGCGCGCGCTGATCGATTACGCGGTGCTCAACGTGGAGCAGCATCAGGTGAGCTATCCCGAGATCCCGATCTTGCTGGCGGAACTGGAGGCGTTCGAGTACCAGCGCTCGAAGGCTGGCAACCTCACGATGGCCGCGCCAGAAGGTATGCACGACGACTGCGTGATCGCGTTCAGTCTCGCCTGCTGGGGACTGGGACGCGGCGGCTCGCTGCCATTGCCCAAGGCGGCGATCGATCAGTTGCGTGCCCCGGTTTCGGAGATCGGTGGCGTGCAGATTCTCAGAAAGGTGCTCTAAATGCCGAGCATGATTCCCGATCAGGCGACGGGCAGCGGGTTGGTGGCGCGTGGCCGGTTCTATACGCAGGTCAACGCGACGACCGCAAACATCAAAGGGTCTGCTGGCCGGCTAGTACGGATAATCGTTGTCGCTGGCACGGGCGCGGTGACGGCATACGACGGCCCGAACGGGACCGGCAACGTCCTCTGGACGAAGGCGGCAGTTACCGCTGGCGACATCTATGACATCGACATGCCGACGACGGCGCAGCTCTCCGTGACAGCCGCGGCGGCGACGACCGTGAACGTGGTCTGGAGCTGATAACGGATGGCAGGGAAGCGGCAGGGCGGAGGGAACCGCACGCAGCGCGGTAGTGATCATGTGCGGCTCGTGACGGCAGCGTCGCAGGGCAGCACACGGTTGCGCGCGACGACAGACGTGACGGCCGGCCCTGACGCATTGCAGGCGCCAAACAAACAGTACATCGCGCCGCAGACGCCGGTTGGCGCGATGGCCGGCTACGCGCCTCCCAATCCTGCCGTCACGCCGCAGCATCCGCCGATCAGGCAGGTCCCGGCCGATCAGCCGATGACCGGCGCGATTGGCACGACCGGCACGGTGATCATGTCGGGCATCCTCGTCAATGAGGATTACAACCCCGATTTTGGCTGGCGGCGCGGCGTCGAGATCTTCGACCAGATGCGGCGATCGGACGCGATGGTCAAGGCCATCGAGCAAAACCTCGCGCTGCCGATCCGCTCGGCGACCTGGAGCATCGAGCCGGGCGACTCGTCGCCTGAGCAGAAGCGCCTGGCGAGCTTTGTCGAGACCGCGCTTTTCCACGAGATCCATTACACGACCGACGATGGCGTCGAGCAGTACCAAACGTGGGATGATATCCTGCGGCACATCTGCTTGATGATGACCTATGGCTTCATGCCGTTTGAGCAGATCTGGCGGCAGGACAAGGACGGCTGGATCAAGTGGGCGCAATGGCGACCGCTGCTGCCGCGCACGATCTGGCGCTGGTGGGTCGATCCACAGACGGAGCTCGTCGGCGTGCAGCAGCGCACATATGTTAACTACGGATATTACTATCGCGATATCCCGGCTTCCAAGATGGTGCTTTTTACCCATGAGCGTGAAGGCAATAACTATGAGGGGATCTCGCTGTTCCGCGCCGCGTATCCACACTGGTTCTACAAGCAGCAGTACTACAAGATCCAGGCGGTTGGTATTGAGCGCAACGCGGTGACGCCGCCCATTGGTTATCTCGCGCCTAACGCGACG